ATACCAATAACGTCTTTAGTGGGGGACACACCGTTTGATGAATGGCCACCAAACATACAGACTCATTTAGCCCAACCTTGGGACTGCTCCAGTCGTAATCATGCTATCATCAGAATGGATCGAATTAGTTCAAGTCCGTGGTTGTGTAAGATAGCAGGTGAGTTCTATAATGGTAAGTACATGTTTACGGTTGATTATACCGACAGTTATATATCGGATGATCCAGCACAACATAAACAATCGCATGTGTTGGAATTAACATCGGGTCCCTATAAAGGTTGTATAGTAGCACTACCAAATAATCGTGTGCGTGTAACCAATCCTGCACTATGGGTTGTAGGAGAAGGACCACCAGACTTTGTACCGTCACAGTGGGAACACTCCGCAGAGCAACACGATAGTTATATGGACTGGGAAACAACATTTGATAACTTATATGAATGGGGAAAGAAAAAGAAATGACAGATAAAGTAGATAAATCATTAGGTGCTAAACGATTAGAAAAACACCTTAAAGATGAAATTAAAAAAGGTAAGAAGATGAGTGAAATATTTAGGGAAGCACAAGAAGAAAAGAAAAAACCAATCCGAAAACCACGAAGTGGTGGAGCGCCAATAATTAATTTAAAAGACATAACGGGTAGACCAGATCCAACTAAGAAAAATTTTATGACCGGTGGTATGGTTAACCCATCATTTGGAACTGACTTCGACGATAGATAAGGAGAAATAATATGGATAATAAAAAAGTACGTAAAATTATTAGTGGTTTAAAAAAAGCATCAAAGCTACATGCTTCTCAGGCTAAACAACTTGAGGGTATGTTAAAACAAAAGAAGAAATAGATGGCAACTTCAGGTACAACAACATTTAATTTAGATATAGCTGATGTAATCGAAGAAGCTATGTCTATGTTGGGCGGTGAGCAATCACTAGGATTTGAACCATTAGAGGCACGCCGTACACTTAATCTTCTTCTTATTGATTGGATGAACCGTGGTATATTACTATGGAAACAAAACTTAGCCACATTGGATATAACAAGCGGCACAGCTGAATATGTATTACCAACTTCACTTATAGATATAACTGAATTAGTTCATAGAACAGTAAGTGGTTCAACAACCACAGACTTAGCTTTAGAACGTATTACTATGGAAGCTTATCAACGAATTACAAACAAAACACAAACGGGTAGGCCAACACAATATGCTGTTAACAGATTAAGAGATGCAGCTGAATTATATTTGTGGCCTACACCAGATGCTACAACTTCAAGCGGCACACCTATATTATCATATTTCAGTTTTAACAGAGTTGAAGATATAAATAAATCTACTCAAGATCCTGATGTTCCTTTTAGATTCTTACCATGTTTAACCACTGGTTTAGCCTACAAAATGTCTATCAAAAGACCAGGTATTACATCAGAACGAGCCAGTATGTTAAAGCAAATGTATGAAGAAGAATTAACATCAGCAATGTTTGCAGATAAAGAGAGAGCTAGTCTTTTGATTAAGCCATCGTTTAGGTTATAATGGCAAAAGGTAAGTATGCATACTTTATCTGCGACCGATCAGGATTTAGATTTAAATATTCTGAGAGAGTCAAAGAGCCGACGGGGTTGGTTGTTGGAGCTTCGGAAACGGATGGTCGATATAATATATTAGATCACCCGCAGAACAAAACTCCAAG